ACGCCCTTGCCGCCGACTTTGAAGTCCATTGTGAAGGCCTGCGTCGGGACGGTGTAATACTTATAAGCCTTATTGCCCAGCTTGTCTGTCGCGGTCAGTCGGACGTCGTAACTCGTCGTGTTTGAATATCCGGAAACGGCGCCGCTTGGAATGTTCGCGTCGGCGCTCCAGTAACTGGAGGTCGTTTCCTTTGTCGCGTACTGCAGCGAAGTGATGCTGTTCTCTGCCGGTGTTGCCGCGGCCGTCGCCGTGATCTTGATGTAAGTCCCATCGTCGGCCGGGCTGCCGCTGCTGTTGCTTCTGTAAACGCTGGCCGCCGTGAACGACGGCATGGCGTATGCCTTAATCGTGAAGCTCTGGGAGGTCTGCTGGACGTACTTGCCGCGCGTGTCCGTGATCCGGACCGTGAAGGTCGTTGTCTCTGCTGCCGTGAGGACCGGCGTGTCGTAAGTGTAGCTGGCGGCGCTCGTGTTCACGGTCGCCATCGTGGAGGTTCCTTTTATAAACTCCATTCTGGCAACGCTGGAGCCGTATGCTCCGACCGCTCCGGAAACCGCGACGCGCATTTGGGAATATCCGGCTATAAGCGCATTAGTTATTCCGGCGCTGTATGCCGGGCCGCGATAGCTGTAAACGATGGACGTGTAGCTCGGGACCACGTTGGCCGTGATCGTGAATTGCGCCGTCGCTGCCTGGCCGACCTGGGTGCTGCCGCTCTTCGTCACAAGCGTCACGGTGCATGTGCCGGTCGCGCTGCTCGGGATGGCGTTCAGCCAGCTCGCCGGAATGGTCCAGCTGACGCTGGTGCCGACTCCGGTCTCGGTGTGGCTGTACGAGCCGAAGGTCCACGTTACATCGTGGGTGTAACTGCTGTTGTATCTGGTGATGTTTACGGTGGAAACGCCGCCGCTGGATCCGACCGTCACTCCGGACGGCGCGTATGTGAAATACGAGGCCAGAGGCACCTGGTCCAGGGCGAAGGTCTGCGAGCCGGTGGACTCGCCGGTTGCGCTGTTGTAACCTATGCGGAAAACTGCAGAAAACTGGAGGCTCTGGTTTCCGTATGTGTCAACGCCCACCGTGAAGGAGTCGGCTATGAGCTGGACGTCCTTTCTGGCCTGCGCTATTTGGCCGGCCATGCTCTTTGTCTGGATGACGTTTTCGTTCTGGTCTTTGACCGTTACGGTTCCGGAAAAGATCGTAACATAGTTGTTGTTATAATAGCCGGCGCCGTTGGCAGACCAGGCGACGGTCCATTGTAGCGTTGCCGGGTTCCAGGAGGCGCTCCATGAAATATTCGCGCGGTCCGGGCAGCCGTCTCCGGTCATGCTGTTTACGACTTTTGAAGTTAGATAACTTCCGCTTGTTGCCATTCTATCCCACCCACTTGAGGCTCATTCGCCCGGTGCTGTCTGTGATCCATTGGTATTTGCCGATCTGCAGGTTGTCTGTGATTTCGGCGTTAGTTATATACAGTTTGTTGTTGCTTATATAAGCGACCTTTGTGTCGCCGTCCCAGAAGGAGAGCTCCTGGTCCGTTAGCTTCGCAACGTAACCGCTGGCGTTGTCGCCCAGCTCCAGGACGCCGGTTCCTCCGCTCTGGTAATAGCGGATATATGTCACCAGCTGGTTTGCGAGATCCGCTGCGGCCGCGTCTGCCGCCGTGTCTGCGTATTCCTCGAGCGTCGTGATCGCGGACGCCAGGCTTGCCTCCAGGCTGGTCGCCGTCTGGACGAGGCTGCTCCGGAGGTCGATTATGTTCTGCGAGTTTGATGTTATTCCGTCTTGAAGTGCTGCGCCCTGCGTGGTGCGTTCTGTGACTTCCGACGTGATGGCCGTGTCGAGGACCGCAATCTGTGCCCTCCGGAAGTCCGCCTCTGCTGCGATCTGTCTTTCGACTTTTGGCGTGTACGGTGAAAGGTTCGCGATGTTGCTTATGCCGTGCGCGCCTATTGTGCCGAAGAGCCGGCCGCCGACGGTCTCGAGGCTGTAATTGCCCAGGACGCTCTCGGTCCCCTGCACTCTTACTCCGTCGCCCAGCTCGGCGCAGATGTCGACGTTGCCCTTCATTTGCCAGGGCGAGAACTCCGTTGCCGTGCTCTGGATCGTGGTAAGGATCGCGTCGGCCATGCCCTGGGTTGCCCAGCTGCACCTGGCGTCCATGATGCGTCCGGTCTGCTTTAGCGCTTCCCATTGGTCGGCGTCCAGGCCGCTCGGGCTCCTATAAACGAGGCTCTGGCCTTCAAGCTCTACGCCCACCCAGGCGCTGTAAGTAATCTTGCTCTGGTAGCTGTCCAGCTCTATGTCTCCGGCTTGTATGTCGTAAACGTAGGCCAGAACCGTTAGCGGTATGAGGTCCAGCTTGCCGTCGTATGTGGTGCACCAGTTGGCCGCTGCCGCCGTTGCTATGTTGCAGAGGAGGTCCCGGGCTGTCATGGCGTTCGGATCCTCGACGGTATATGTCGGCAGGAGGTTCTGCGCCCTGGTCGTTAGCGTAAGGCCGAGGTCGGTGCATATTCCGTTTACGACGTCCGCCATCGTCTGGTCGGTCCAGGTCGGTTCGCGCTTGTAAACGTATTCTGCCCGGCAGAGCTTGTCGTATGCTGTTATAACCGAATAAGTCCCATCGACCAGCTCGCGGCTATATATCACCAACTGGCAAAGCTGGATCCACTCGGCCGCGGTCGTGGCGTTCGCCACCCGGGCGTAAACCTTCACAACGTCTCCCGGAGAATAATTCCCCTGCACGGTGATGTTGGCCGTCCGGAGGTTGCAGTTGCCGATGGAATACTCGGTAAAAAGCGCACCCTCCAGCGTTAGCTCCTCCACCGCGCTGGCCGCGATGTCTGTGCCTGCGATGTTGAGCTTGTATTCTACGTGATAGCCGCCGGCCGCTTCGATGTTCTGGTGTGTTGTCGATTTGGTCTGCATTTAGTGCGCCTCAATAAACGTTAGCTTTGCGCCGCCCTGGCATAGCGTGGTCACGAATGTCGGCTCGAGGGTTATGTCCTCCAGCATGCTGCTCTGGGTGATGTTGCTGCTCTCTCCGGCAAACGAAAAGACGAGATTTCTCGGCTGCGCCTTTATCTGGCCATATAGGCTTTGCGCCTGCGCGTATGTAAGAGGGTTCAGCTCGACTTCCACCTCGTAGGTCCAGCCGGTATTTGTGATGTGTCTGTTGGAGTTGAGGTCGGTCCATTCCCTGCCCTCTTTCGGCACGGCCGTTATGGATAAAGATCCGCGGCGCGCGACGGCTGCAAGGTTGAACGTTCCGAATGTCAAAGTCTGCGTAATCATAAGTTGTACGCCTGCCCCCATTGGTTCTGGTAACGTGTTGTTGTGTTCGCGATCTCTTTGCCGTCCAGGACGAGCTTTACGACTATATTTCCGCCGCCTGCTGCGTATGCGTTCGCCAGGCGGTCAAATCCGGACGAAAGGTCCACCGCGGCTGCCGCGTTTTCGCTGGCGTTCGCGACCAGGTTCACGTTGTCGTTTATCCCTTTTGCGAAGAGCTGCATCATGTCCGGCGCGAATGTATGGAAGTTTGAGAGCGGTCCTTCTTCCGGTTCGGAAAAGCCCAGGAAGCTCTTTACCTTGCCGGCCACGTTTTTTACGGCGTCCGTGACCTTCTGGATCTTCGCCTTTATACCTGCGACGAAGTTTTCGATCATGTCCTTGCCCCAGGAGAGCGCTTTCCCCGGCAGGTCAATTAGCCATTGGACGGCGTCCTTTACCCATTGGACCGCTTTTATAATCGCGTCCTTTACTGCGTTGAATGCCGTTGTGACCGCGTTCCGGAACGCTTCGCTCTTGTTCCATGCAAGTACCAAACCGGCGACCAGGGCGGCTATTGCGGCAACAACGAGCGCGATCGGGTTGGCCGCCATGATGGCGTTCAGCGCCGCCTGCGCGATGGTCATGCTTTCTGTCGCCTTCCGGACCGTGTCGATGATGGTCATGGCCATTAGCGCGATTTTATATGCCACGAAGCCTGCCGTTAGCGCGCCAACGACCGGGATAACCGTTCCTTCGATGAAGTCGCTATTGTCTGTCAGCCATTGCAGGAGGCTTGATAGCTTCTCGGAGACGGTCTCTATTACCGGCGCGAGCTTCGTGCCCAGGTTGTTCTTTAGCGTCTGGATGTCGTTCTGCAGGAGGGCGTATGCGTTCGAGGCTTCCGCGTTCTTTGCGATGATGTCCTCGCTCATGACATAACCGGTGTCGTGCGCCTGCTGCGCGTATGCCGCCAGCGTTTCGCTTCCGGCGTTTATAAGAGGGTTTAGCTCCTGCGCGCTCTTGCCGAAGAGGGCCATCGCCGTGACGTCTCTTTCGGTGCCGCTGTCTATCTGGCCCAGGGCGTCTATTATGTCATTAAAAACGTCTTGGCTATTGCGAAGCGTGCCATCCTGGTTCTGGAATGCAACGCCCAGCTCTTCAAATGCTTCGTATGCGTCGCCGGATCCTTTTGTCGCCGCGTCCATGTTCCTGGTCAGCTTTGTGAGGCTGCCGGTTATGCTGGAGACGTCGGTGTCGACCAGCTCCGCCATGTAAGCGTATTCCTGCAGGGCGTCTGTCGAGAGCCCGGTGATCTGCGACTGGGTTTGCAGGTCGTCCGATAGCGTTGCCGCTCCGAACGCGACTTCTTTTAGTCCCTCGGCCAGCTTCTTTACTCCGGAAATGATCGCCTCGCCGGTCAGCTTCGCCTTTAGCATGTCGCCGAATGATCCGGCGCTCTTGCTGGCCTGGTCCATCGCGGTGCCGGCGTCTTTGGTCGCCTCTCCGGTCTGCTCCATGCCGTTCTTGGCGTTCTGCATCTCGGTCTTGACCTTCGTCATCTGCGTGGCGAGGTCCTGGGTGACCTTCGACTGCTTGTTGTATTCGTTCTGGAGTTTGACGGCTTCGTCGCTGTTCTCGCCGAATTCCTTTTTAGCGTCCTCCAGCGCTCTGCCGAGCTCGTCCAGCTTGCTCTTGCTGTCGTTATATTGTTTTGAGAGGATCTCGAGCTTCTGCGCGTTCGCCTCGTACTGCTTCGCGAGGACTTCGCTCTTCCGGGCGGTCTTTTCCTCTTCGCTGGCCATGCCGGCCATCTCGGAGACCGCGAGCTTCATCTCTGCGTCGAGTCCTTTTATTTGGCTATTTATGGCCGCCAGGGCCGTTTTCATTGTCTGGTCGCCCTGGACGCCAAACTTGAGACTAATGTCCGCCATTTTCGCTCCTTATTCTCTGGAGAGGAAGTCCCAGAACTCCTCCTCCTCTTCTTCGCGTGTCTTTCCTCGCTTTGCGCCGTTCGCTATGCTCTGGAGGTTGATTAGCGTTAGCAAATGCCCCAGCGGAAGGTCCAGCGTCTCTATGTACGCGAGGCCGCAGGCCATGCCTGCGTGGATGAACCACTCGGCCGTTACACGCCCGGCGTCGTGGTCTCCGGGTTTTTTGAGTCGCCCTCCACTACGACGTCCGGCGTGCCGGTGTCTGTCGCGGTGTTGATTATCGTCTGCACGAGCCCCTGGTATTCGTCCAGGCCTATGAGGTCGATTAAATCGTCATAGCATGGCGGCTCCGGTGCCGGCTCGCCTATAAGGTCGGCGTACTTCTTGCCGGCTTTTAGCATTTCGGCCATCAGCCAGAAAAGCCCGGCCATGTCCCCTTTTCCCAGCAGCTCGTTGATGCCTGCTTCAAATTCTTTTCCGGTTTTCTCTTTTATGTTGATTATTATTCTTGTTGAAAGGCAGGCCTTGTATTCCGTGCCGTGCACTTTAATCTTGCCCATTCTCATGTGCGTGTCCTCCTCGAAAAATACCCGGAGCCATTAAAGGCCCCGGGCGTCTGTGTGTCATGCTATGTCCAGGGCGTCCTTGATGAGCGTCTCGGCGTCCGCCTCGGTGTCCAGGTCGCTGGAGATCCAGCGCCAGTCGTGCTTGGTGGAGTCGTCTCTCATAACGGTTGCCTCGATGGACTCGGTCTGCCAGGAGACGGTGTCTCCCTGCGTCTCCATGCTCTGTGCCAGGTTCGCAAACTGGATCTTGTTGAAGATAATTGCGACGTATTTTATCGCGCCGCCGATCTTCTTCTTGGCGATAGCTCCGAAGCCGAGGTAAGGCACGACCTGGTCGTCGTTGTTCTTGTACCACTTCGGGCTGGCCGTTGTGAAGTTTGTGAAGCCGGTTGTCGTGATGCTCTCCTCGGGCATTCCCAGGAAGGTTTTCATCACGTCGGCATAGAGGTCGTCCGTGCCGATGGTAAGGCTGCCGCCTGCGAACTGGGTATCGCTCTCGCACGGTGCGTTGTCGGCATAAAGGATGTTATCGTTTCCACCCTCCAGGGACAGCTCCAGCGAGATGGCCTTGCCGCAGAGCTTTCCGCTCGTATAAGAGACGGTGCCGCCGCTTACGGCATAGACTGCAGCGTAAGGTTTGGAAAGTCCTATGCGTGCCATTTTCTGGTCCTTTCTTTATTCTGTGATTTTCTTGACTTCTCGCTCAAAGGTCCGCTTGGTGGCCTCGAGCGCTTTGCTTTTGCTCGCGTTCTTTGCTTTGTTTATAAACGGCCGCTTGTTCATGTAGGTTGCGCCGCTTTCGACGCTCCGGGCGATGAGAATGTTCGGCTGCCCTTTCGGGTGCTTTTTCGTTCGCACGGAATTGTACCCAGTAAAGCCTATATACTCATAAACGTTGCCGTCGTCCGCCTGGATCCGTGAGCCGTATAGTCCGGAAAGCAGACCGGCTTTTTGTGCCGGTGTGATGTCTCGGTGTTTGCCGGTCGTGTCGTCTGTCGGCAGCGCCTGGATCTGGCGCTTTACTTCCTCGAAGACTACGTGCGCGCCGTCGTAGACGGCCATTTTCAGCACGCCTTCGGTCTTGGTGTCCAGCTTCTGTAAAACGGCGCCGAACTCCTGCAGTCCGCTGTATTCGAGTTTAGGCATGATCGAGCCTCCATTCATAGTGAATGTAACCGGTGTCCTCTTCGAACTGCACCGACTCCAGCCGCCAGCTTGCAAACGTGCCCAGGTAGGCCGTCACGCTGTCTATGGTGGCATCAAACTCCGTTTTGGTGTAATAGTCCACCGCTATGGTGAAGGCGCCCTCTGTGGCCGTATTATCGGCCGCCAGGTTGGTTCCGGAGATCTCCGCCCAGACCGCGTATGCTGCCGGCGTGTTTTCCGGCGGCATGTAGTGATAGCATTTCGGGACGATTTGCCCGAGGCCGAGGCCGAATGACCTTAAACTGCTTTGTGTCATCTGTCTGCCTCCTTCATGGCCTGGAGCGAGAGATCCGTCGCCGGCAGGCGCGTGTCCTCATCGTCCACCTGCTGGATCTGGACTATAACAAACGGCTGTTCTGGTGCTTCGCATGCGAAGGGCTGCAAATATACGCGGTCGCCGGTCCTGGCGTTGTATTCCCTCGGAATACGAACGAGCAGGTCCACTTGTTCGTCTGCCTGCTTTGCGGTGTAGTACCGTGTAGAGCCGACGGTCCGCTCGCCGTAATAGCACCGGGCGACTTCCGTCTCGGTGTATGTCGGCATAAGCCCTGGGCTTGCGCTGTTCTGCAGGCGCTTTATAATCAACGCGCCGCTGTCGAGTGTCATGGTCTCACTCTCCTCTCATCTTCTGGGAGAAGAGGCGGTCATGCAGCGCTCTGCGCAGCTGCGGTGGCATGGCCTCCTGGGCCGCCCTTCCGCGTACTAAATAGGCCGCATACATCCGGATGAGGTTTGCGTCAAGCGCGGAAATGCCGCCCTCGGTCTCGTCTGTTGTCAGCGTAATGCCGGCCTGGCCGATCGCGTCTATGGCGCCATAAAGCGCCGCATCTAAAAAGGCCAGACGGTCTCCGGTTGCGAACGGTTCGCCTATGTCCTGGAGGAATATCACCCGGACGTCGCTTGTTGTCATTTCTTTGCTCCTTTGTATGCGTCATAAAACTGGCGCGTGATTACATGGTGGCCTACATGGCCGAGTTGAATGCTGGGATCACAAATGATCTTGAAGCCGAGCTGCCTCGCCCTCCAGCAGAATGCCAGGTCCTCGCCGGTCCCTCCGATCGGTGTGAACATGGCGTTGTATCTGCTCTGGACGTCGATAAATATATCCGTCGGCATTAGCACGCAGCCGAAGCCGCAGCCGGCGACCTCGAACGGTTCGTCCGGGATCTCGGCCGGTTTGTCCCACGTGCATCTCTGCTCTTCGTCCATCTCCAGCTTGCTGAAAAGCACCGGAGTAAAGGGCGGCACCCTCCGGAAATATAAACCGGTTATGATGTCGCCCTTGTCCTTATTCGCGAACATTCGCTCGAGGGTGTCGGGCGAGAATGTCATGTCGGAGTCCAGCCAGAATACATAATCGGCCCCCATCTCGATGGCCCTTTTGGCCAGCTCGTCTCGGCTTGCGTATATTAGCGAGCCGATGTTAAAGGATACGGCGCAAGCGTCGACCTTCGTTAGCATTGCCAGCGCTTGTGCAAATGGCGCCGGGACTTGGTCCATGCATGGGACCGCGATTAATGTGTTCATGTCTGCCCTCCCTTTGTGCGTTTCTGTTTGTGCTTACTTGGTCACCTTGACGAAAGCGTTCGGTGCAACGACGCCGATGGCGACGTACTTGCGGCCGAATACTTCCACGAGGTCCTGCTTCTTGAGCGAGAGGTTGTCGAACTTGAACTCGATCTCCTCGCCGTTCGGGAAGTTGGCCAGGGCGCCGTGTCCGAGGTCGCCAACGATGGCGTATGTCTCGCCGGTGGTCGCTGCGGAGAAGGCCTTGATGCTGTTGTTATAAACAACCGGCAGGCCTTCGAAAATGTCGACCGGATAGCTGGCCGCGTACTGCGCGGACTTGAAGGCTCCCCAGGTCGCCTTGTTCATCATAACGACCGGGTTCGCGGCTTCGCCGGAAAGCTGCGCGATGGCGCTGGCGATGGTGCCGAGTGCTATGGACGCGGCCTTTACCTTCGGAACGCTCGGGCAGGTGGTGGTGCTTACGGTGCCGCAGGCCTCGATCTTGGCGATCAGCTCGTCGGCTGCCTTCTTGGCGATGCGGTAAGTCAGCTCGTCGTATATGTAGCGGAGGAACTCCTCGCCGCCGAGGTCGAGCGCTTCGTCGGAAACCTGCACGACCTTCTTTATGCTTTCGGGCACGAGCTCAACTACGCCCAGGACGAGATCCTCGGCAGAGATAGCGGAGGCGCCTTCTGCGTGAACGCTGGCGTCGGATCCGGAAATCTCAAATCCGACCTTGAGGTTGCCGCGGAGGTATGCCTTGCGAACGAGGGCCATTATGCCGTCGCGCTCCCAGGCGGTCTTTACTACGTCATAGACGAAGCTGGGAACCGGAACGGTCGCGGTGCCGTTCGGTGTGGTGTCGTTGGTGGTGGTCAGCATGTTGCGGAGGTCGGCGGCCTTCTTGTTGCCCTTGATGTATTCGGCATAAGCCTCGACGTATTCCTTGCTGTCTCTGGTGATCATTTCATCCATTTTGTTGGTCCTTTCTTCCGGTTTGTCATCCGGGACGATGTTTTCCTGCTCGGCTGCATCCAGCTCTGCCTCGAGCTTTTCGATCTCTTCGCGCAGCTGACTGATGGCCGATGCGTTTTCGGTTTTTTCCTCTTCGAGCTTGTCGATCTCGGCGCTTACTGCGTCGCGCTCTTCCGGCGTGTTCTCTTCGGTCATTTCATTGATGGCCGCCTCGAGCTCCGCGGTTCTCTTCTCGAACTCTTCCTCGCGGTTGAGTTTGTTCATTGCGCTGCGCTTGCCGTCCAGCTCTTTCTTGAGGAGAAGTGCTTTTAAAGCCATTTCTGCTCCTTTCTTATTCTCTGGAGTTGTTCGTTTTTCCAGGCCTCCAGCTGGCGCTTCTGCGCGTCCTTGCGGCGCTCTTCGTAAGCTGCAGCGTTGCGTGCCTGCACCGCGGTGCTGGTGTATGCCGGGAATGTACAGACGGAAACCTCCCACAGTTTCACCCTTGTAAGGTATGTGTAATTGACGCCGTCCTTGACCTCGGTGTCGTTGTCCAGAACGTCAAATCCGAAGGAGCATTGTGTTACATCTCCGCGCTGGACGCGCGCGTAAAGGTTCATCGCGTCTTGGTCGTTCGGATTGACCTTGATGCGACCGAACAGTCCGTGTTCGTCCTCCATGAGCTCGAGCGTGCCTGCTTTGTTGCGGCCCAGCACGAGCGTGGTGTCGTGATTTGCTAATGCTCGTATATCATCCTTGCGTATGGTGTCCGCAAAGGCTCCGTGTCTTACGATCTCGGTCCAGTCATCCCAGACCTTGTATTCGCTGTCAAAAACGGAGAAGTATCCTTCAATGATCCGGTCGTCTCCGTCCTCGCGTGTCTTAAAGTAGCCGGTCGTCTCCATTGCGAAGCGCTGCGCTTCCGGCAGTCTGTCTGTTGTCTCCATGTTGTCGCTCCTTTAGTTGATTTTTTTCTGGTCGCCGCTCTTCTCGACCGGGATATAGTTTTCCAGGACCAGCAGCTTCTCCAGGCCGTCTCTGGGTTCCATTCCGATCTTCTCGCGGACTTCGTTTCCGGTCACGATGCCGTGCTCCATGAGCCCCTGGTAAACGCTGGCCGTCGTCTGGAGGTCGTAGCTGTAAAGGCTGGCGATGTTGAACATCAAATACCACTTCTCGGAAATAATCAGCTTGCGCGTCATTTCCTGCTCGATCTCCCGGCAAATCGGCCGGATCGTGTTATTTATAAACGCGTCCCATTCCTCGCGTTTGAACTCGCCCACGCCCATTAGGTATGGCGGCACGCCAAGTATGGCGGCGACGGTTTTCTTGTCCAGGGTGACCGTGCTTTCGATGGCGAGGTCGTTTAGCGATAGCGGACGGACCTGGTCTATGCTTATAGCGTCGGCCGGTATGATCCACGGCTGTCCTGCTCCGTTCGTCGTGATGTAGTCGTCCAGGAGCTTGGCGCGTCCGTCCTTGCTGGAGAACTCGTCCGCCAAGGCGTCCACCTTTACTACGAGGGACGGCTTCCATTCGCTTTTCATGAAGCCCTGCTTTGTGACGTTGGCCTGCGCGAGGCTGTTGGCCACGTCCTTAAGCGCCACCGTGTAGCCCTGCCCTTTCCAGAGCAGCCTCGGGTGTGGGTTGTGTACGAAGTGCAGGAGGTTGTCCGGGTTGTATGACTTGCCGTCGATGTAAACGCGATAGCCGTCTTTATAGCTGGAGAACTCCACGCGGTCCATCGCTATGGGTTCAAGGCTGCCCAGATAGCCCTGGGACGTATGTGGGACCACGATGGCGTTGCCTTTGCCCCAGAGCAGCATGTTCATTACGATGCCGGTCATCCACGTGCTGCGCGTCATCCAGCGGTTCGGGTTGATGTCTATTACCCGGGAGAGCTCGTTCTTTATTCGAACATCGCCTTTCTCCGTGTTGGCCATGAGGTAAATGGTCATCGAGGATATAAGGTCCGCGATCCTGCTGCAGCCGGTTATTATTTCCGGGTTGCGCGAGAGCGGTATATATCCGGGCTCGAACGTATTACGGAGCCCCCAGCTGAACGGAGATCCGTCCGGAAATACAATTGACCGTGCGTTCCTCGGTGCCGGCGTCTGCTCCGGCTTCTTGAAAAAATCAAATATTCCCATGCTTTACTTCCACCAGTCCGCGGCTTTTTTCTGCCGCTCCATGTTCTCTAAATAGCACCTACATGCAAAAACCGACGCGTCGAATAGGTCAATTCTCTGTGTCGGTCTCACTTTCTCATATTGGACTTGGTCGTCCGTCTTTTCTATTGCCGCGACGTTGCTCACGCAGTATTCGTAAGCGTCGCTGTGCAAGTAGTACAGCCGGCCCTCTTTGGCCGCTCGTTCTATATGCCGGAAACCTTCCGACTTGGCCCAGAAGTATTGCGGCGCGTCCTCTACGTTGAAACCGTCCGCCTTCATGCCGGTGTAAAACTCCCGGCCGAACTTCTTATCAAAGGCGACCTGCCGGATCTTAAAGCCGCGCGCCTTCATGTCTTTGAACCAGTTTATTATGTCGGCGTGGTTTACTGTTGGCGCGTTGCTCATCGTGAGCCAGCCGTCGTCTTGCCAGCCGAACAAAGGGATGTTGTCCTCGTCGGCCTTCTTGTACGCCATCATTATCGGGAAGAAGGCATGCGTGATTATTATGTCCACGCCCTCGTGGTGTCCGTATAGCGCCGCGGCCGTGAGGTCGTGCATCTTGGAAAGATCCGCGCCGCCGTACCAGTTGACCGGCAGCTTCGCCAGCTCCTCCAGCGTCCAGCTGTATTGTCCATCGCTCTTCTTGAATTCGTCGATGTTGAAATACTGCTTTTGTGCGCTGGTGTATATGTTCAAGCTGCGAGACAAAAAGTCTTTGCGCTGCTGTGGATCGTTCTGTGCCTGCAGCGCCTCGGTCATCATGTCCGCCGGGCGTATGGTCACGCCATAGCTCGGGTTCGCCTTCTGGTGCTCTTTCGGATCCAGGTAGTCGACGTCGCCGTTTTCGTCCGCGTCTGCTCTGGCTATGAATACAAACAGCGAGTCGTCCTTTATCTGGCCGGTCACGACCTTGATGGCGTACTCCATGCGCCGGTAGCAGAAGCTGTTCGGGTTGTCGCCGGCGGTCGTTATTCCGATCAGCAGCTTATTCGTGAACGACTTCATCGCCTCTTTAAAGCGGTTGTACTCGCTGGCGCTGATGACGTGCATCTCGTCAACGATGGCTATGTTGCAGACGAAGGAGTCGTGTCCTTTTGGGTTGCTGGCCAGGGCCTCAATTCGGAGACCGCCCTGCACGGTGCCGTTGGCCGTGGTGTCTCGCCACTCGATAGACCGTTCCACGTAGCTGTCCAGGATCTTGAACTCATCTTGGATGCCGTCCTGGTATATGCTGAACGTAATATCGCTAAAGGCGACTTGCGCCTGCTTACTCGTGCCGGCGACGATATATATCCGGGAATTGCTCGCCCGGTCCAGAAGTCCCAGCGCGAACGCCAGGGCTGCCGCGAAGATCGTTTTTCCCGACTTCCTGGGCACCATGTCGAAGGCTTCTTTATAGCGTCGTTCTTGGGTGCCTTTGTAGTAAAAGCCGACCAGGTTGTAAACAATGAAAATCTGCCACGGCAGAAGCTCCAGCGGCTTGCCCACCAGGCTTTCGCCCTCGAGCGTCTCTCCGGTGTTGTGTTTAAATAGCTTCCGGATGACGTCGATTACGAAGTCCGGCTCTTTCGTGTGCAGCTCGAGATCCGGTCGGCCTATGTCGTCGAGGAAACGGCGCGCGGCCGCGATCTCTTCCCTGCAGGCGAGGATCTTGCCGCTCGTGACTTCCTCCGCGAACTTGACCGCGGTGTCTCGATATTTGCTCATGTTCCGATCCCCTTTAGTATTTCGGAAAGCCCAGATTTTTTCTGCCCCTTGAGCGCCTGCTCGTCTATCTTCTTGAGCCCTGCCGGCGTGAGTCCGAGGTCGCGCCAATAGGCCAGCGCGTCCCGGTTCATGTCGTTTATTGCCCGGAGTGCAGGGTTCTGCTCGAGGTTCGTGGCGCCGGCTTTGTTCGTGTGCGCCACTATTACGTGGCCGCCGCTGACCTCAAATTGCCGGAGCGCCTCGTCTCGCCTTTCGAGGATGCCGGCCAGGGTGTCTATGACCTCATTAAAAAACGGCCGGTATGTTCCAGCCGCCTCCGTGTATTCTTTTATCGTCTCGTGCCATTCCTGCTTCGTCATAGCTTCTCGGCCTTCTTGTTCGTGAACTTCTCCCAGCGGTCGATTATGACGTCGCAATAGTGCGGATCGAGCTCCATCATCCTGCATTTGCGGTTTAGCTGCTCGCAGGCGATCATGGTCGTTCCGCTGCCGCCGAAGATGTCCGCGACGGTGTCGCCTTCTCTTCGATCTTGATGCCCATTGTTTTCGTCTCCTTCTTTGCTGTGAAAATATCCGTATTTGCCGGCGCACTCGAATATCAGCGCCAGGCCTGGATATCTTGCCGCCATGATCTCCGGCGTTAAGTCGTCCTGGATGTGCCTCTCGTAAGGGTTGCCATAAATCGCGTCTTGTGGGTATCTGTACGGAACCGCCACTAAAACGTCCCGGCTGTGTTCCTTCGCGTAGTCCAGCGCGTTCTGCGCGCGTCCGATCGTCATGTGCTCGAGGACGTCGCCAAAAATCACGAGGTCGTAATCGTCATATTCCCAGCCGGCTATGTCTCCCCAATGCACCCGGCGGTATTTGTCGGCGAGCTGGTGCTGCTCTATGTTCGGCAGCCAGGCCTCGCAGGCGTCCATTATTAGGTAGTCGCCCAGGAGATCCGCCCACTTGCCGTCGCAGGCGCCTACGTCCAGCGCTGTCGCGCCTTCCGGGAAGCGCTCGCGCACCCAGGTTAAAATCTCCGATTTGCCGTAATCATAACTTGCCATAGTATATTTACCCGACTTTGCAGGTTTCGTGCGTCAGCGGCCGTGTTTTCGGCCTTCTCGCGCGTGATTTTGCCCCCAGCCGCGAAAAACTCCGCGTTTATATACGAAGC